AGGAGTTCAAAATTACAGGCGTTACCCTCACATTTAAACCAACATGGACCAGGAAAGGTCTTATTGAAGGTTTGAAGCAAAGGGTTCAAACTTCTCCACAGACTTCTATAACATCTCGTCACGTAGTAAGCGAAATACCGTGTCGTATACCCAGTGGATGGTTTCCCCGTATATACTATCGTTTACCCAAGTATGGCGAGATGTCAGATTTACGCACAATGATGCCCAATCAAGCAATGGCGCGAGAATTCGATGCGTCCTCAAAATCTTTGCTTGGACCTCAAACCTTCAAATATGTGCCGAAAATGTATAAGAATACATTTGACAGCTCTGGCATGCCCGTTACTCGTGTTGCGGGCAACGTTGGTTGGCTTCCTACAGATGACGCTTTTAAGCGCTCCTTTGGTGGCATGGATTTTTGTATTTCTCCTTTTCCCAATTTCGACTATTTATCGAATGAATTCTATAAAATGGAACACGATGAGAGCGACGACTTCGAGGAAAACCCCGACACCGATAATCTACATAAACGACTTTTTGGTAATAGGGAAATGGATCATAGGGAAGAAGCCCGCGATGTAACTAAGAATTATGCAGATGATAGTAATCCTATAAACGATCAGTATGTTATCGTAAATCGCACCTATCATATATTAATGCGTGGTCGAAAGACCAAGTATTGGAATGATGACGCTTGGGCATCTGGCGATTACGATGTAAAACCTACTTCTATGGAGAAGATAGGTTGGTTTCACAATAAGAGACGTGTTCATGAAAAAACAGGACTTGATATTATGCCTGGCAATGGCGGTGAACAACCCAATGTATCTGTTATGCCCCAAAAACAACATGACGAGCATCCAGAGTTCCGTGATATTACTATGGCTGCTGATACGGGCATGAGCCGTGAAGATGCTCGTTCTATGAAGAAGGATGCTATGATCCCGACTGACACGCGTGTAGCATCGGCTGTACGTGCTCTAGCTGAGACAAGAAGTGTAGATATACAAACATTTCTAGCTAGAGTGGCTCCTATAGGCAACACCAATCCTTCCTTTTTTAATGACAATACTGATGGATTGCCGTTTGTTAATGAGGTTGATCCAAAGGACGAAGCAGCACAAGCAGGCGTTCGCGAACCTCTTCCATCAGGGCAGGTTCCCTTTGACACTCAGGGAGCAACTTTAACCAATGATCATGACGAACTCTAAATAATTTAATCAACAAAAATAAAATCATTATCACCATTACATATAATCTCATGTACTTTCCATCTATCTGCACTTAATTCACTTAATGGTGGAGCCTGATTAGCAAACATTAGTATAAATGGGGGATTTTCGTTTACCATTCCTCCTTCGTATTTGGGCGAGAAGAAGAAAGCGTCCTTGATCTCTTCAACGGCCTTCCAAGATATTCTAGCTCCTCCCTCATCGTCGAGCTGAGATCGGACGATGTTCCAGATAACCAGCTTAGGAAATTTTCGTCTATTAAACGCTCCGGACTTGTCGGAAGCCACTGAGAGGATTGCGTGCTTAATGTCCTTTGCAGCTCCGTCGACCTTTATAGAGTTAGGGTATTTGCGGCACATGTATTTAGCGAAAGAAGTTTTGCCAACATTGCCGTCACGTTCCCAGACCCAATGGATCTGTCTATCATACCGTTCTTGCTCTGCTCGAGTCTCGGGGTTACTCCATAGGGCATCAGCATTGAGTCTCTCATCGAGATACATTTGCTCAAGCTCTTGCTGGTACATATATAGTCTTTCAGAATCAAGACCCCTTGGGATCTCGAGTGATTCCGGTTTGTCGGCCGGATTGGAGTAGAACTCATAGTTTAGTCCTCCCTCCACCCGGCTATCCTCCTTTAAGCAGTATTCAATATTGGATTCAAGTGAACCGCGCTGCTTTTCCATGTGAATTCTATTGGAACCGAACCCAGCCTGGATCGCATTCCACCGCTTCTTGTGGCGGCCCTTCAATTTGATGTAACCCTGAAGGTGGGCCGTGCCAGATTCCCCTCGCTCCTCTTGGAAAAAACATATATCTACTTGATTAGTAGGGTTTTCACAAAAAGATTTAATATTCTCTAAAGCAGAAGCTGGAAAATTATTCCAGGTAAAACAAAAACCACTTCTAGGTGATTCACGCTCAGGCATATCGTTTGTATATGAAAGGGGGTAAGGGGGGTTTACCCCCCGGCGGACCCCAAACTTAAATTGTGGTTTACTTTTTTAAAAATATATACCAAGGTTTGGTATTGGAACCATGGAACCAATATACCAAATATACCAATATATATACCAAGGGGTGGTTTCTAGTATTACCCACCCCTTGGAACCAGTGGAACCACCTGGTTACCATTTTTTAAAATATACTAACCCTAACCCTAACCCTAACCCTAACCCGCCTCGCCATTCCGCCTAACCGGAATCTCTTTGCTAACTTCGCCAACCCCCTTGCAAGAAGTTATCATCGACACGGAGACCTCTTTGTGTTTTTGTATCGATATCCAATTAAGACTCGCCGCAAGGCTATTCGCAAGTTTCTGAAAAGAAGACACCCTCGTAAGTTTGAAACTTACAGTCGACAAACATCACAAAGACGGCGTCAACTATTGACAGAAACCGTCGAGGATCTTTTAGAATTAATCCGAACGACCTCTTGAGATTTTTACAATGCCTTCTAAGGCGTATATTCGCGACTATTACAAGAGGAAGAGGCAGGGCGGCCCGTGGGGCCGTGCCCGATTTAAGAAGGCAAGAAGCGGTGGACGATTCAAATCTAAGTATGGACGAAAAAGAAAACGTGTGTCCGTGCCTAAGAAGCGAATGCGAAAGAAAGCACTCGTGCGATCCAAGTTTCACTACGCCCCAAAAGACAAGGAAGTCCCGCTCACCCTTGTCAACGACGAGCCTTTGATTCTTCAAAAACCTCCTGCTCTTTTGACAAATCATCGCCTCAAGGACGAAAACGCCAATACCACTTGGAGTCTTCCATTTTTGAGTGGTGCCACTGAACCAAATTTTCGTTTTCTTGCAGATTTGGGTGCTGTACAGCAACAAATTAGGCCTTATTTGCAACTTTACAAGGAGTTCAAAATTACAGGCGTTACCCTCACATTTAAACCAACATGGACCAGGAAAGGTCTTATTGAAGGTTTGAAGCAAAGGGTTCAAACTTCTCCACAGACTTCT